ACCGGAATCGTAGCCGCAGCAAATGTGGCAAAAAACGGACCAAACTCGTCAAAAGGCGGTTCCGAGGAAATTCTGACCGTTGCCCGTTCACGTTTGAACACAGCGATGACTGCGTTTTCCGAGACTCGTGAAGACGAGCTTGACGATTTGCGGTTCTACGCTGGCTCTCCAGACAACCAGTGGCAGTGGCCCGCTGATGTGCTCCAGACCCGTGGCTCTTTGCAAGGTCAAACGATCAATGCCCGCCCCTGCCTGACCATCAACAAGCTGCCGCAGCACGTTCACCAAGTGACGAACGAGCAGCGCATGAACCGCCCTGGCATCAAGGTGATCCCGGCTGACGACAAGGCCGATGTGGACATGGCAGACGTGTTCAACGGCGTGATTCGCCACATCGAGTACATCTCCGATGCTGACGTGGCCTATGACACCGCCTGCGAGAACCAAGTGTCCTACGGCGAAGGCTACATCCGGGTCTTGACCGAGTACTGCGACGACAAGACGTTCGATCAAGACATCAAGATTGGGCGCATCCGCAACAGCTTCAGCGTCTACATGGACCCCTTGATCCAAGACCCCGCAGGCGCAGATGCCCGCTGGTGCTTTATTACGGAAGACATCCCCAAAACTGAGTACGAGCGTTTGTACCCCGATGCAGCGCCTATCAGCACCCTCATGAGCCTTGGCGTGGGCGATCAGTCCATCGCCCAGTGGATCGGCGAGAACACCATCCGCATCGCCGAGTATTTCTACATCGAGTACGAGAAGCACACGCTCAACCTGTACCCCGGCAACCAGACTGCGTTTAGCGGTACGCCCGAGGACAAGATGCTGCGCGAAATGTTTGGCAAGCCGATCCGCACCCGCGAAGCTGATCGCAAAAAGGTCAAGTGGTGCAAGATCAACGGCTACGACATCCTTGAAGAACGCGATTGGGCTGGCTCCTACATCCCCGTGGTGCGCGTGGTTGGTAACGAGTTCGAGGTTGACGGCCAGATGTACGTGTCGGGCTTGGTGCGCAACGCCAAGGATGCCCAGCGCATGTACAACTACTGGGTGTCGCAGGAAGCTGAGATGCTGGCGCTGGCCCCCAAAGCCCCGTTCATCGGGTACGGCGGTCAGTTTGAAGGCTTCGAGCAGCAGTGGAAGACTGCCAACACAAACAACTGGCCTTACCTTGAGGTCAATCCAGACGTTACAGACGGCCAAGGCGCTGTGTTGCCACTACCCCAGCGGGCACAGCCTCCGATGGCCTCCAGCGGCCTGCTGCAAGCCAAGGCGGGTGCTGCCGAGGACATCAAGTCGGCCACCGGCCAGTACAACGCATCGCTGGGCATGACCAGCAACGAGCGTTCGGGTAAAGCCATTCTTGCGCGTCAGCGTGAGGGCGACATTGGCACCTACCACTACGTTGACAACTTGGCCCGTGCGATCCGTCACATTGGCCGTCAACTCGTGGACCTGATCCCCAAGATTTACGACACCGAGCGCATCGCCCGCATCATTGGCGAAGATGGTGAGCCATCGACCGTCAAGATGAACCCAGGGCAGCAAGAGCCGGTCAAGCGCATCGTGGACCAAGAAGGCGTGTTGATCGAGAAGATCTACAACCCCGGCGTTGGCAAGTACGATGTGCGCGTGATTACCGGTCCCGGCTACGCTACCAAGCGTCAAGAGGCTTTGGAGAGCATGGCTCAGTTGCTGCAAGGCAACCCACAGTTGTGGCAAGTTGCTGGCGATCTGTTTGTCAAGAACATGGACTGGCCCGGTGCCCAAGACCTTGCCAAGCGGTTCAAAAAGACCATCGACCCCAAAGTGCTGGCCGATGATGACGATCCAGCTTTGGCTGCTGCCAACCAGCAGATGCAGGCCATGCAGGCTGAGATGGAGAACATGTTCCAAATGTTGCAAAACGTCAACAAGAGCATGGAAGTCCGTGACTTAGAGATCAAGGAACAGGCCAACCAGATCAAAGCATTTGATGCTGAGACTAAGCGTATCAGCGCCGTGCAAGCTGGCATGAGTGAGCAGCAGATTCAAGACATTGCTATGGGTGTTGTGGCGGCTGCGATGGAAAGCAACGACAATATGGTCATGATGAATGAGCAGCGTCAGATGCCAGAAATGCAGCCTGAGATGATGCCACCCCAAGGAGAGATAAATGAAATGCGCTGATTTTGTAGGCGAATTGTTCCTGGCCCGTGACGTGGCCCACTCGGTTCACTTGAACACCCGCAGCTTTTCCAAACACATGGCGCTGAACACGTTCTATGATGAGGTGATTGACTTGGCCGACAAGTTTGCCGAGGCGTATCAAGGCCGTCATGGTCTAATTGGGCCTATCAGCTTGATGAGTGCCAAGAAAACCACGAACATCATTGAGTTTTTGGAGCAGTCCCTCAAAGACATCGAGGATATGCGGTACGAGGTGGTGAGCAAAACCGACACCCCGATTCAGAACATCATTGATGAAATCGTTGGGCTTTACCTGTCCACCCTGTACAAGTTAAAATTCTTGGCATAAAGGAACCGTCATGGAACTTCTCAATCCCCTTACCAAAGCCAATTTCCCGGCTCAAACCGCCTCTTTCACAGGAAGCGCAGCCAACACTGCTGGCTGGCCCGCTGGTCCTGAAGGTGTCATGGTCTGGTCCACAGAACCTTGCTATGTCGAAGTTGGTGAAGGTGCGGTGGCAACAACTGCCAGCACACCGATCCCCGCATTCACACCCATCCCGTTCAAGGTGGCAATCAGCACCAGCGGTCTGTGGCGAGTCAGTGCCATCCAGATCTCGTCTGCTGGCGTGGTGTACTGCAAACCGATGAACACAAAATGAGCTTCCTGGCTGTTCGCAACGCTGTTGGCATTGGACTGGGTGGCATCATCACGCTGTTTGGTGGTCGCAACAGCGAACAGGCACAAAGCAACCTTTTAGCTGAAGACGGCGACAACCTCGTGCAAGAGGACGGTGGTCTGATTCTTTTGGAGTAACACATGCCCGCTGTATCGCTTTCAGTCTTTGGCGGCGTTGGTGCCCAGTTTTTTGACAACAGCGGCAATGTGCTGACTGGCGGCAAAATTTACACCTACGAGGCTGGCACAACTACGCCGTTGGCTTCGTACACCTCGTCGTCTGGCAACACCGCCCACACCAACCCTATCGTGCTAAATGCTGCTGGCCGGGTGCCTAGCGGCGGCGAGATTTGGGTTCAATTGCGGCTGTACAAGTTTGTACTTGAAACCAGCACAGGCGTTCTGATTGCCACGTATGACAACGTTGGCAGCAGTTTCAACGCCACTGCAATCATTGCCAACTTCACAGGCAATGGTTCCACTGTTGCATTCACGCTGGCAAGCGCACCCGCAAGTGAAAACTCCACCAATGTGTACATCAACGGCGTGTACCAGCAAAAGAACACGTACAGTGTTGCTGGCGCTGTTATCACATTTTCAGAAGCACCTCCAGTTACTTCATCAATCGAAGTCAACTACGTTTAAGGAACAATCATGGCAGATACTAAAATTTCAGCACTCCCAGCGTCAACTACCCCGCTTGCTGGCACTGAGGTGCTGCCAATTGTTCAAAGTAGTGCAACCAAACAAGTCAGCGTTGCAAATTTGACTGCTGGCCGATCTTTTGATGCTTTGGGTATGACCCTGACATCAACCGATGCTGGTGCAGCAGCAGCCCCATTACTTGATTTGTACAGAGACTCAGCAAGTCCAGCGGCTAATGACACTATTGGCGAGATTGAATTTAATGGTGAAGATTCGGCAGGTAACAAACAAGCCTACGGTGTAATTCACGCATCTATTCTCAGCCCAACCTCTGGCGCTGAACAGGGGCAACTTCACTTTGAAACCGCAACTGGCGGCGCGTTGACAGAAAAGATGATTATTGGCACGACCAATCTTGTGATTAACGAAATCGGCGCAGTATTTAACGTGCGGATTGAAGGTGATACAGACGCTAACCTTTTCTGCACAGATGCAACAAACAGCCGTGTTGGTGTGGGAACAGTTGGCCCAACAGCAAAATTGGATGTTGTTGGCGGCGATATTCGGATTGACAACGGCAACCTAGTCATCGGCACATCGGGCAAAGGCATCGACTTTTCTGCCACATCGGGCACAGGCACAAGCGAGTTGCTGAACGACTATGAAGAAGGTGTTTGGACGCCTAATTACGCATTTTCTGGCGGTGGTTCTGCCCCGTCTACCAACAACACTGGTTTCTACACCAAAATTGGTAGATTGGTTACGGTAAATTTTTACATTTACACTGACTCAGTTTCCTTGCCAATTGGTAATGCAACAATTTCTGGCCTTCCTTTTGCGTCGGCAAACTTATCAGTTAATATTTCCGGTGGTTCAATTTTGGAAGTGCGAAGATTTGCAACAGATATGCCCAATTTTAAGATTGGCGTTACACAAAATTCTTCTGCCATAACTATATACAAACAGGCGACAAACAGTTCCTCTCAGACGCCCCTCAACGCAACAGATTTCAACGTAACTGCGGCGCAGAATTTACTGGCCGGAACAATAACTTACATTACTGCGTGAGGCAAATATGGCACTGACAAAAATTTCGTACTCCATGATTGAGGGTGCCCCAATCAACGTGATTGATTTTGGCGCTGTTGGTGACGGTGTTACAGATGACACAACAGCAATTCAAGCGGCAGTCAATGCTGCTGAAGCAAATCGCGCTAATGAAATTCATTTTCCTGTTGGCGAGTACGTCATCACTAGCACTATCACGCTGACCAGTGGAATTCGCTTGATTGGTTACGGTGCAATGGGCGCTCAAGTGGTGCAAGGCGCAGTGTTTGTCCACAAGGCAAACAGCGGCGACATGCTTCTTTGGAATGGTGCCAATCCGGCCACAGCCCGAGGTGTTGGTGGGGGCATTTTTAACTTTCAATGCGTCAAATTTGCAGGCTATTCTGGCGGCGATGCAATCAAACTTCTTGCCATAAGCGATAACTTGCGCCCCGGTGAATTTACGGTAGAAAACGTACTTGTTTGGAAAGGAAACGGTGGAATTTGGTCCCGTGGTTTTCATGTAGACGGCACCGCAGCAAATACACCGGGCAGCAAAGGCGTTCGCTCTATTAAAATCGACAAACTTCGTGTGGCCGATTGCTCAGTAAATAATGAGTACATTTACCTGAATCAAGCAGTTCACGTTGTCAGCGAGTATTTGCAAATTGACGCTGGAAGCGGTACTGGCACAGCGGGCATGACAATTGCCGGAGACTCGGACAACATCATTCTTAATGGTTTGATTTTGAACGGTAATTTAATTATTGGCGGCTCTAACAACATGAACGTGACCCTCAATGGTCGCATTGGCGTATTGGACGTAAACAACACTGGCGTACTTGGCGCAGCCAATATTCAGTCAACCGCCATTACCAACGCATCGACTTTCTTCAGAATTGTCTCTAACGTCACCGATTCATTCATGGCTGTTAGAACAACGCCTGCGCTTAACGTGACTGGTGATGGAACCACATACAAAGTTGAATTTGACTCGGAAATTTTTGACTCTGCCGGGTCTTTCAGCGTTGATACATTTACAGCCAAATGTGCAGGCCGCTATTTGTTCACATGGTGTGTTCTTTACAGTGATCTAGCCGTAGGCCACACGCGACAAGACACCACGATTGTTCAATTGCGAAGTGGTAGCACTATTGCTTCGTTAGCAACTGTTTCAAATCCATACGCTGCATCCACACCAGCAGGCGGCAATTACTCTGAAGCAGGGTCTGCTGAGTTGTTGCTTTTTGAAGGCGACACGGTAGATTTACGGGCTAATGTATCTGGCGCGGCTAAAAACGTGGACGTTTTTGGAGCCGCTACTCAATACACATGGCTTAGTGGTCAGTATTTACCATAAAAGATAAATCTTAACAAGCGCCTTCTTAGCGCATAATCTGAGAACTGTACCGGTCCAGTAGACCGGATTCTTGGTTTTGATTGGAAATCAAAATGGCATTAGAAAAAATTGAAATTGTTGACCGCATCGAGGTCATTGAATTAGGTGTCGTCCAAGTACGCACCAAGACAACTATCATGGAAAACGGCGTTGAAATCAGCAGCAAGTTTCACCGCCACGTTGTTTCCCCCGGCAACGATTACAGCGCCGAGGATGCCCGTGTGCAGGCCATCTGTGCTGCCATGCACACTGCTGACGTGATTGCAGCCTACAAAGCTGCACAAACTAAAGAATCTGTCGCATAATAGTGACACACCCTTACCGGTGAGGTTCACCGGGAACTCTAAAGAGTTGAAACATGACTGATGAAGTCCAAGCCTTAGCGGAAGTTGACTCCGCGCAAGCACCCGAGGTGACGGCCACCACGGACAATGCACAAAATGCGCCGGTAGTAGCTGAGAATCAAGACGGTGGCACCCAAGAGGAAAAAAAGTACTCGCAGGCTGAAATCGACGCGATGATTGGCAAGCGCCTCGCAAGAGAACAGCGCAAATGGGAACGTGAGCAGCAGGCAAAGCAGGCACCCGTGCCAGCAATGCCAACGGATATTCCGACAGCAGATCAATTTGACAGTCCACAGGCATACGGTGATTTCATCCGTGCCGAAGCTGAAAAGCTGGTCCAACATCGGGAGATCCAGAAACAACGCGCTGAGATTGAAGAAACCTTTGCAGAGCGTGAGGAGGAGGCCCGGTCTAAATACGATGACTTTGACCAAGTTGCGTATAACCCGAACCTTCGCGTCACCGATGTGATGGCCGAAACCATCAAAGCGTCTGACCTTGGACCCGACCTGGCCTACTGGCTGGGCAGCAACCCCAAGGAAGCTGAACGCATTTCTCGCTTGTCGCCACTGTTGCAAGCGCGTGAGATTGGAAAAGTCGAAGCTAAAATATCTGCCGAGCCTTTCCAAAAGAAAACATCGTCCGCGCCTGACCCGATTCGTCCGGTAACCGCACGAGCAAGCAACCCTGGTGTCACTGACACCACCGATCCTCGGTCTACCAAGACACTGAATGTATCGGACTGGATTGCTGCCGAGCGCCAAAGACAAATCGACAAAGCACGGGCAACCCGCAACCGCTAAATAGGAAATCATCATCATGAGCAATTCGATTCTTACCATTGACATGATCACCCGCAAGTCTCTCGAAATCCTTGAGAACAACTTGGTGATCACCCGCAACGTGAACCGTCAGTACGACGACAGCTTCGCTGTCTCAGGTGCCAAGATCGGTTCTACACTGCGTATCCGTTTGCCCGACCGCGCTCTGGTCACTGACGGTGCCGCCCTGCAAGTTCAGGACGACAACGAACAGTTCACCACTTTGACTGTCTCCAGCCAAAAGCACATCGGCATCAACTTCACATCCGCTGAATTGACCATGCAGATGGACGACTTCGCAGAGCGTGTCTTGAAGCCACGTATCAGCCAGTTGGCCTCTACCGTGGACGCTGACGTTGCCAACGCATACAAGCTGGTTGGTAACTCTGTCGGCTCCCCCGGCAATGCCCCATCGACCGCCTTGGTGCTGTTGCAAGCCCAGCAGAAGCTGAACGAGAACGCCGCCACCATGTCGCCTCGCTACGCTACCGTGAACCCTGCCGCTAACGCTGCCTTGGTGAACGGTCTGTCTGGTTTCTTCAACCCCACAGATGTCATCTCGCGCCAGTTCAAGAACGGCATGATGGGTGAGCAAGTGTTGGGTTACGAAGAAGTCAACATGAGCCAGTCGATCAAGGTCCACACTTGCGGCACCCGTGCTGCTACTGGCAACACCACTGGTGCGAGCGTGACTGCTGAAGGCGCAACCACTCTGACATTGACTGTCGGTTCTGGTGAAACCATCACCCCCGGTGACGTGTTCACAATCGCTGACTGCTTTGCAGCCAACCCACAGACTCGTGAGTCCACAGGTTCGTTGTTCCAGTTCGTGGCTTTGGCCTCATCGACCAGCACTACCACCGCCACTGTGACTGTTGCCCCGATGTACTCGTCCAGCAACGCTCTGTGTAGCATGGTCAGCCTGCCTTTGACCGGCAAAGCTGTCATCTTTGTTGGTGCTGCTAGTGGCTCGTTCCCCCAGAACTTGGTGTACCACAAGGATGCCATCGCATTTGCTACCGCCGACCTGTTGCTGCCACAAGGCGTTGACATGGCAAGCCGTGCCGTGCACAACGGTATCAGCCTGCGTGTTGTTCGTCAGTACGACATCAACAACGACCGTATGCCTTGCCGTGTTGACGTGTTGTATGGCTTCAACACCATCCGTCCACAAATGGCTTGCCGCATCTTCGGCTAAATCGAACCGGGGGCTTCGGCCCCTGCTTTCAAACCACTTTAAAAGGAAATTATCATGGCACTCCCTAATGGCGCAAGCGGTTACCAAGTTGGTGACGGCAATCTTGGCGAAATCAGTTTTTCCAACACCAGCGCACCCGTTGCATTGACTGGCGCGGCTGTCACCATCACAGCAGACAATTTGGCTGCTGGTGTGTGTACTATGGACTCAGGCGGCACAGACGCAGGCGCTTACGTGTTCCCAACAGGTGCACTGCTTGACGCTGCATTCTCTAGCCTTAAAGTTGGCTCAACATTTGACTGCTCTTTCATCAACATTGGTGACAATGCAGCAAACGATGTGGTCTTCACCGCTGGCACGGGCAACACCCTTATTGGTAACGACACAATCCAAGATTCGCTGACCAAAACCAGCAACACATCTGGTACGTTCCGTTTCCGCAAAACAGGTGACGCAGCGTACTCAATCTATCGCGTTGCTTAATTTTTGAGCAACTGGTAAAACGGGGCTTCGGCCCCGTTTTCACACGGAGATTCAAATGAACGTAACCCTCGTACACCCTGAGTTTGGTGCCAAAGTTGCCATCGATCAAGCTGAGATCGACAATGATGAAAAAAACGGCTGGACACGGTACAATCCTGATACGCCCGTCAAGGTGGCACCCGAGCCGGTAGTCGAAGCGCCAAAGCGCAAGTACACTCGCAAAGTGACCGATCAACCTGTCGAACAGCCCAACGAAGTCCCATCCTTTTTGACTTCGGCAAGCGACGAATCCGAAGGGAAATAACATGGCTTATACCGCTGGCGACCAGATCAACCGAGCGCTTCGTCTGCTCGGTATTCTTGCCGAAGGTGAAACGGCGTCAGCGGCTACCAGTCAGGATGCCTTGACTGCAATGAACCAGATGATCGACTCGTGGAACACCGAGCGTCTGTCTGTGTTCTGCACCCAAGACCAAGTGTTTAACTGGCCCGTGGGCCAGATTAAACAGACCCTTGGCCCCTCTGGTGACTTTGTGGGCAACCGCCCAATCCAGCTTGATGACGCCACCTACTTCCGCGCCCCCAGTGGCGTGTCGTATGGCATCAAAATCATCAACCAGGACCAGTACAACGGCATCGCTGTCAAGACCTCAACATCGACCTTCCCGCAGGTCATTTTTGTCAACAACACGTTTCCCAACGTGGAGATGTACATCTACCCCCGGCCCACGCAGTTGCTGGAGTGGCACTTTATCTCGGTGCAAGAGTTGACGCAACCTGCCTTGCTGGCAACCGAGTTGTTCTTCCCCCCAGGTTACATGCGGGCGTTTGCCTACAACTTGGCGATGGAGATCGCACCCGAGTTTGGCGTGGAGCCAAGCCCACAGGTGCAGCGCATCGCCATGACCAGCAAGCGCAACCTCAAGCGCATTAACAACCCATACGATGTGATGTCCATGCCCTACGCATTGGTGTCCAATCGTCAGCGTTTCAACATCTACGCAGGCAATTTCTAGGAGCCATTATGACCACCATCGCCATTTCAGCACTGCCCGTTGCGACAGTCATCAACGCAGCAGACGTTATGCCCATCGTGCAAAGCGGCATCACCAAGCAGCTTACCAAGACGCTGTTGTTTACCAGCCCCACGATGGTCACGCCTGTGCTGGGTACAGTGACCAGCGGCAATATCAGCGCCTGCACCAGCACCAGCATGGTCATGGTCACTCCTG